GGTCGTCCCGTCGCGCACGGTTTTCCTAGCGGGACTATTGAGAATTGGTTACACTCGGCGCCCTGCCCGTTACAGGGTCCGCCGAATTTTGAGAGCAAACCGCCGAGAATCCGCTTGAAAGCGTGGTTTTTTACCCTGTAACCTGGTTACAGCAGCCACCCCACCCTATGCCCCGAAAGGCCCCGCCGCCGGTGATGCCGGACAAGTTGGAGCGCTGGCCGATCGAGCGGCTGGTGCCCTATGAAAAAAATGCGCGGACCCACAGTGCTGAGCAGGTAGCCCAAATCGCCGCATCGATTCAGGAGTTCGGCTTCACCAACCCCATACTGGTGGCCAGCGATGACGGCATCCTGGCGGGCCATGGCCGGCTGGCTGCAGCGAAGGATCTGGGCCTGGCTGAGGTGCCGGTGGTGGTGCTTGACCACCTGACGCCGACCCAGCGCCGCGCCTACGTGCTGGCGGACAACAAGCTGGCGCTGAATGCGGGGTGGGATGTGGACATGCTCACCGCTGAGATGGAGGGGCTGCAGGCGGTGGAGTTTGATCTGAGCCTGCTCGGCTGGTCAGTGGATGAACTGAGCGGGATGCTGGCGCCGGAGGTGGATGAATTAGATGACATGCCCGACCTGCCATCAGGTGACCGCGAACCGATCCAGCAGATGACCTTCACCCTGCACGACGATCAGGCCGAGATCATTAAGGAGGCGATAGCCAAAGCGAAAGACATGGGACCGTTTCCCGACACGGGCAACGAAAACGGCAACGGCAACGGCTTGGCCAGGGTGGCTGAGTTGTTTCTGAGCTGGGGTGGCGACCATGGGCTCAGCTAAGGATCTGCGAGTGGCGCCGATCGGGGCAACCGCAGCCAGAGATTTAGTGCGCCGCTATCACTACAGTGGCAAGCCAGTGAACAACAGCCGCTTGCATTTAGGCGTGCTCTGGAAAGGCAAAGCCGAAGGGGTAATGTCATTCGGTAACAGCATGAAGCAGCGTGAAATGCTGCCACTGGTAGAGGGTACGCAATGGACTGGAGCGATGGAGCTAAACAGGATGGCTTTCTCTGATCGCCTTCCTCGCAACAGCGAAAGCCGCTCTCTATCTATCGCCTTTCGATTAATAAAGGGGTCCTACCCCTGGATTGAGTGGATTGTCAGCTTTTCAGATGCGTGCCAATGCGGAGACGGAACCATTTACAGGGCTTCAGGCTTTCATCTGATAGACATCAAGGAAAACAAGAGTCTTTATCGCTTGCCAGATGGCAGAGTGGTCAACAATCTCTGCATGACCGGGAAGTCAATGCTTGCTGAACTGAGGGCTAGGCCAGACATATCAAGCGCCTGGAGTTACCAGAAAAACGCACGGATACTAGGAGCGGTCCCGGCAATAGGGTTTCAGCTGAAATACATCTACTTCCTGAACCCAGCCGCCCGCGAGCGGCTGACAGTGCCGATCCTGCCGTTCAGCAAGATCGACGAGATGGGGGCATCCATGTATCGTGGGCAAAGCACGCGTCCGAAGCAGGCGACTCCTGGGTCCACCAGTGAGGCGGCGGGGCAGAACCGACCCGGACGCTCCAAATGAACCTAGAGGCCTACGCCAAGCACCGCAAGGCGCGGGGCCTCCGTGGCACCAGTCACGTGGCGGTGCTCAAGGCGATCGACACCGGCCGCCTTACCGAGCCTGCCGTGCGCAAGGTGAACGGCCGCTGGCAGATTGATGCCCCGCTGGCCGATGCGCAGTGGGCCGGCAACACCAGCAACATGCCCGACAACGGCACCGAGCTGCCGGAGCCACCAAACACCCGCCAGCCGCACCCGGAGGGCGGCGGGCCTTCGCTAGCCCAGGCCAAGCGAGCGAAGGCGGTCTATGAGGCGGAGCTCACCCGGCTGGAGCTGCAGAAAACCAAGAAGGAGCTGATCAGCGCCGATGAGGTGCGCCAGGAAGCCAGCCGCCTGGGCCGCCAGGTGCGCGACCTGCTGCTGACTATCCCCGGCCGCAACGCCGCGAAGGTGGCCAGCATGCAGGACACTCAGGCGGTGCGTGATCTGCTAGAGGCCGAGATCACTAACGCGCTCAGGGGGCTGCAGCATGAGGCCGCTTGACGCTGCGACGATCTACCGCCAAGCCTTCATCGAGGCCCTGCAACCCCCGCTCGACCTGACCGTCAGCGAGTGGGCCGATCAGAACCGGATCCTGACCCGCCGCAGCAGCTCCGAGCCCGGCCAGTGGCGCACCGACCGGGTGCCCTACCTGCGCGAGCCGATGGACCTGCTCAGCCCCCGCGAGAAGCGCATCAAGCGGGTGGTGCTGCTGTTCGGATCACAGACCGGCAAGACCGAGGTGGGCCTCAACTGGCTGGGCCGCACCATCGCCCTAGACCCGTCGCCGTTCCTGGCGATGTTCCCGACCGAGAGTTTCGCCAAGCGGCAGATCCGCCAGCGCCTCACGCCGCTATTCACCGACTCCCCGGCGGTGGCGGCCAAGTCGATCAGCACGAAGTCCAGGGACGCGGCGAACGCGATGTTCCTAAAGGAGTTTCAGGGCGACATGCTGGTGTCGATCATCGGCGGCAACAGCGGCAGCGCTGCGCAGGGTATGCCGGCGCAGAACGTGTGGGCCGATGAGGTGTCGAGCCTGCCGCTGGAGATGGATGACAAGGGCGACCCGCTGGAGAACGCCGAGGCCCGCCAGACCAACTTCCCCGACCGCAAAGCCCTAGTCACCTCCACCCCCGGCAGCCGCGGCGCCTGCCGCATCACCTCCGAGTTTGAGGTGAGATCCGACCGCCGCCGCTACGCGGCCCTGATGCCCTGCTGCGGCGCCCACGCCATCATCGAATGGCAGCACATGGTTTGGGACACCAAGGACGGTGAGGTGTTCTGCGAGTGCCCTGCCTGTGGTGAGCGCGTTGCGCAGTACCACAAGAGCACCATGCTTGCCGGTGGGATCTGGCAGGCGACGGCCAAGGGTGACGGCGAGACGGCCGGATTTCACCTCCCCGGCTGGTACGCCCCCTATGGCTGGCTGAGCTGGGAGAAAATCCGCGATGAGTTCCTGCGGGCCAAGTCTGACCCCCTCCTGCTCAAGGGCTGGGTGAACAAGCGGGCCGCTGAGGCCTGGGAGGATGAGAGCCTGGCCAAGGTCACCGCCGATGGCCTGATGGCCCGGGTCGGCGGCTACGACCACGGCACCTGCCCGGCTGGCGTGCTGGCGGTGGTGATGGCCGTGGACGTGCAGGACTCCTGGCTGGAGGTGTCCGTTTGGGGCTACGGCAAGGGCGAGGAGGCCTGGCGGATCTGGCACCAGAAGATCGATGGCGACCCGGGACAGGATGAGGTGTGGGAACAGGTGACCACCATCCGCGAGATCGCCTGGCCCCGGGAAGGTGGCGGCACGATCAAGGCCGTGCATTGCGCGGTGGACACCGGTGGTCACTTCACCGGTGAGGCCTACGAATACTGCCGGCAGTACAGCCGTGAGGGTGTGGTTGCGATCAAGGGTTCAAGCCAGCGCGGCTCACCGGTGCTGGGCAAGCCCTCGAAACAGGACGTGACGTTCCGCGGGCGCACGATCAAAAACGGCGTGACGCTCTACCTGGTGGGCACGCACGGACTGAAGCGCACGATCTACAGCCGCCTGAAGATCGACGAACCGGGCCCGGGGTTCGTTCACTTCGACAACGCCACCACGGAGGAGTATCTGCAGGGCCTCACGTGTGAACGGCTGCAGCCGCGCTACGTGAAAGGGTTCCAGGTGCTGGAGTGGATCAAACCCAGCGGCGCCCGCAACGAGCCCCTCGACCTCAAGGTCTACTGCCTGGCGATGCTCGAGCTGCTGAAGCGGAAGTACAACCGCGCCACGATGTGGGAGCAGCTGGAGGCGCAACTGAGCGGGCCGGTGGCACCCACCCAGGTCGAGCGCCGCAAAGGCTCCTGGCTCAGCCGCTGATCCGTAGCCTGACCTAGGAGGTGTCGCCGATGGCATTCACGCAGCAGCAGTACGACGACCTGGTGGCTGCGATTGCCGAGGGCGTTACCACCGTCAGCAGCAACGGCCGGCAGGTTTCGTACCGGAATCTCACCGACATGATGAAACTCAAGGCCACCATGGAGGAGGATCTTGGCATCGCCGGCGCTGGCCGCCGCCGGCACTACGCCAGCTTCAAGAGGGACTGATGGCCAAGCGACCCACCCGCGATCAGCTGGAGCTGGCGCTGAAGGATGCACAGAAACAGCTGGCCATCACCCACCTGCGGGCGTTTGAGTCGGCAAAGGAATCCAGGCGCACAGAGAACTGGTACACCCGCAACGGCGGGCCCAATGCTGACATCCGCACCGCCTGGCGGCTGCTGACGCGCCGGCACCAGGATCTGGTGGATTCCAACCCTTGGGCCAATCGTGCGGTTCGGGTGATCGTCAACAACTGGGTGGGGGATGGCATCATCGGCAGCCCGCAGGGTGGCAGCCGCCGGTATGAGCAGGCCTGGAACGACTGGGCGGACACGATCGAGTGCGACTACGCCGGGAAATTGAACTGGTACGGCCTGCAGTCGTTGATCGCGAGAACGACCGCCGTGCGCGGCAGCTGCCTGATCCGCCGCCGGATGGATGAGCGTATGGCTGATCAGGGGCTGGTGGGCCTGCGGCTGCAGGTGATGGAGCCCGACATGCTGGATTTCAGCCGGGACGACGGCAGCCGGATCAAGTTCGGCCAGCAGTACGACCGCGACGGCCGGCTGGAGGGCTACTGGATCCGGCAGACCCACCCGGGCGAGACCGAATGGAACGGGGTGAAGATCCAGAGCGACTTCGTGCCTGCGTCGGAGATCATCCACACCTACGAAGTGAACCGCCCCGGGCAGGCCATCGGCGTGCCTTTTGGGTCAGCCGTGCTGCTCCACCTGCGGGATATTGACGACATCACCCAGGCGATGCTGCTGAAAACGAAGATCGCGGCCTGTTTCACAGCGTTTGTCTATTCCAACGAGCCCAGTGACCTGGCCAGCACCACAGCGCTCACTGAAACACTGGAGCCGGGCGCGATCGAGATCCTGCCCGATGGCAAGCAGATCACCTTCGCCAACCCGCCCCAGTCGCCGGACTACGTGAGCCACCAGAAACACCACCTCCACGCGGTGGCGGCGGGCTACGGGATCACATTCGAGGCCCTGACCGGCATCCTGTCGGACGTGAACTTCAGTAGCGCCCGCATGGGGTGGCTGGAGTTCCACCGCAACGTCGCAGCCTGGCGCTGGAACATTACAATCCCGCAGGTGCTCGACCCGGTGCATCGCTGGTTCAACGAGGCCGCCCGCCTATCTCAGGTGCGTGGCCCCCGCCGCATGATCTGGACCCCGCCCCGTCGCGAACTGGTGGACCCGGCCAAGGAGATCACCGCGCTGATCGAGGGTGTGAAGGCTGGATTTATGAGCCTGAGCGAAGTGCAGCGCTCCCTTGGGTTCATCCCCGCCGAAGTGATGGCCGAACTGGAGGCCGACATGGCCAACGCCCGCGGCAAGGGCCTGGCGCTCAGCGTGGATGGCATGACGGCTGCAGCCGGTCGATCTGCAGCGCCTGCCGAGGGTGAGGAACCGGAAGCTCAGGAGTAGTCCATAGCCTGAGGGCATGGAGTACCAACACCCCCAGCCCGGTGACATGCGGCGTGCGGCTTTTCAGCCGGCGACGCTGAATCCTGATGCTCGCACCATCGAGCTGACCTGGACCACGGGCGCCCGGGGGCGGCGTGCTTCCTGGTTCGACGGCGATTGGTTTGAGGAGCTCGACATGAGCACCGATGCCGTGCGCCTCGACCGGCTGAACAACGGCGCCGCGCTGTTGAACAGCCATCAATCCGCCGACCTGTCCAACATCCTCGGGGTGGTGGAGCGGGCCTGGATTGAAAACGGAGAGGGCCGGGCCCGCGTGCGTTTTTCGGAGCGTGCGGAGGTGGAGCCGATCTTCCGTGATGTGGCGAGCGGCATCATCCGCAATGTCTCGGTTGGGTATCAGGTCCACAGGTGGTCTGACCCGATCCGCAGCGCCGATGGCCAACCGCCGACCTACCGCGCACTGGACTGGGAGCCAATGGAGCTCAGCCTGGTGGGCGTGCCCTTCGACGCGAAAGCGCAAACCCGCAATCAATCATCCGCACCGGACACTTCCATGCCCGACAACCTGAACAGCCAGGCCGGAGGTGATCCGGCTGAGCAGCAGCCTGCAACCCAGGCCCGCGCTGCCGATCCTTCCCCTTCCCCCGCCCCCGTGGCCGCCGCAGACGCCGAGCTGCAGCGCACCGCTTCCGAACTCCGCCGCGAAAACGAGATCCTGCGTCTCGGCCGCGATGCTGGCCTGACCGACGCCCAGACTGATGAGCTGGTGCGCTCCGGCAAGACCGTGACCGAGTGCAGCCGTGAGGCCGTGCGCCTGATGCGCCTGCGCCTTGAGGGCGGCGACACCCGCGCCGCTGACGGCCCCGCCCCTCTGGGTCATCCCGCCCGCGTCGAGGTGACCCGCGACAGCGGCGACACCCTGATGCGCGGCATCGCTGCTGGCCTAGAGGCCCGCGTGCGCCCCGGCGCCCTCAAGGGTGACGACGCCGACCTGGGCCGCGAGTTCCGCTCCTACACCCTGCTGGAACTGACCCGCCAGTATCTGGAATCCCGCGGCACCAACACCCGGGGCATGAGCAAGACCGAACTGGTCAGCCGTGGTTTCCACAGCACCAGCGACTTCCCGCTGCTGTTCTCCAACCTGGCCGGCAAGACTCTCGACGCTGCCTATCAGGAGGAGCCCCACACCTGGCGACCGATCGCCCGTCAGCGCAACCTGCCCGACTTCAAAAACGCCAACGATTTGATCGTGGCTGGCGCACTCACCCCTGAGGCATTGCTCGAAGGCGGCGAGTACAAGGCCGGCACTCTGGTTGAGGCCCAGCACACCTGGAAGCTGGCCACCTACGCCCGCAAGGTGACCGTTACCCGCCAGGCCATCATCAACGATGATCTGAGCGCTCTGGAGCGTGTTCCTGAGATGCTCGGCCGCGGATTCCGCCGCCTTGAGAGCAACATCATCTGGGGCCTGATCACCGGCAACGCCGTGACCAGCGTGGACAGCGTGGCGTTGTTCAATGCAGCCCACAACAACATGGGCGGCTCCACCGGCCTGGCGATTACCACCAGCGGGTTCAACACCGCGAAGAAGGCCATGCGCAAGCAGACCGACCTGGCTGGCAACACCATCAACCTCACGCCTTCCTATCTGATGGTGCCCACGTATCTGGAGAGCACCGCTCTGCAGTTCCTGTTCCCGTCCGGTTTCGCACCTTCCGCCCGCACCGGCGACAACGGCCCTGTGGTGAATGCCCAGACCGCCAACATGGAGCTGATCGTTGAGCCTCGCCTCGACGGTGCTGCCGATGTGTGGTACCTGGCCGCGAGCCCC